CGCTTAAAAATGCGATTAGTTTTTTCATAAATTTTCTAGCATTTGTATCATTCGTGGACAAGGATAGATGTCACTCTTATCCTTTCGCACTGAATTGTGAGTAAATATACCACTTTCTCCTTTCAAAGCACGTTTATCAATATCAAAGATGGTAGCAAAGTAAGTTCTAGGGATATTATATGTATCACAAAGATAGACTAGAAGTTGTCTAGTAGACTCTATCTGAGCATCTGTATAAGACTGCCAATAGATATAGCCTTTGTACTTTTTATCTAGTATAGTTACATCAGTATAGTCTACTTTGCCCCCTACATAATTATAGTAGTAGCCATTCTTTTTGGTTAATGGGCCATAGTTGCATATCTCAATGCCTACTGAGATTTTATCTAAGCTTTTGTATGGTACTCCTGCCTCTTCAAATATGTCTTGTTTAAGACCTAAGTGATACGCCCAATTTTTAGAGCTAAAGCATTGCACGATTGTACCTCTTGCACCTATGATAAAAGCTGTTGCTACCTTGCCTACTTGTTTGTTGAAATATTTAGCTACAGCTACTGCATCAGGTCCTCCTGCTGTATGGTGCAAATAGATTTGTTTCTTATCAGTAATCTCTTCAACAAATTGGTCTTTAGATAGACGACTCTGTACTATCTTGCTTATATCTAACTCCATCTATATCGTTTTTAATTTCTTTTGAACGCTGTAGTAACTGCTTAAAAGCTGACCATATGTCAAGACCTTTTACTGCTTTTATATTCTCATTAATTGAGATAACCTCTATACTTACTAGTACTAGAGACAAGATTTTTGTGAGCATTAATGGTATAGAAAAGAATTTCATAATGATATCATTAAGTATGAAATAATCTATCAGGTAGAAGCCAATTACTGCCACCTCATAAAGCATTAATTTAGATATGATAGCTGATAATTTTCTAGATGTAATTTTAATCTTGAGTTTTTTAGCCTTCCAAATGCCTGTTAGCGTATCTATTACAATTGCAAAACCAATTAAAAATAATATACCGGATATAGGTAAAAAGAAAGCACCTATAACGGCTAATAGTTGAACCATTGATTGTTTAATTGAAGTTAGTAAGATAGCTAATTGCATCCTCATAAAATAAGTATAGAGTTATTATAGCCATTCTCTAAGAAATTACCACATAAACCGGTGCAAGTAAGTTGATAAGGTGTAATACAATTGCAATGGTTAAACATTGGTCGTAAATCAGTGTCAGTATTAGTAGCTGAAATAAAGATAGGAAATAGATTCTTGTTAGTTAGTAGCCATCTTATAAGCCTTTGCTCAAAGAATGATGCTTTTTGTGCGTAATGTTCCATTCCAAAAGCAACTTCATTACGAGATACACTTGCAGAATAGTCACCACTTTGAGTTTGAAGTCCTTTATTTTTTAATTGGTAAGTTAAGCCAAACACAGCATCCTCGGCACTTCGCCAAGCTATTACAGGCTGTATAAATTCAACTAAATCTATCTCGTCAGGTGTTAAAGTTTGAGCGTTATACGCTGTTAACATATGATTGTAAAAAGTAGTGCCTAAAATAGGTTGTACTCTAAGAGCTGCTTGAGTTGCTATGTAAGGTGTCACATCTGTTACATCTACGTTAGCCGTAATTGGAGTATTTACTTTAAGGTATGTTTCTGTAATGAAATATAGCATCTTATATTGGTGTTGTTGGGGTTACTACTACAGCATCTGCTGCTCTTTGTGTCATATCGCCACCTTCAATAGGAGGTAAAGATGCTAAGGCTCTTACTTCGTTGATTGTCATTGTCTCAAGTACCTTAGTAGCTACTAAAGGACTAAGTGAGTTAAGAGCGTCATTCGTTTTAGAGGTATCTCCTTCAAGTTCAACTATATTCTCGTTAATGATTTGAAAATTATTGATGGTAAATTCAGCAGGTATCTTAGAGATAGTTAATAGCTCATTGAAGATATGCTGTACACAGCTCCTAAGCTCCATTACTACGTTCTTTTCAAAGATAACATACGCTTGTTTAATATCTGCACCACCTCCTAGACTTCCTGTAGTACGTACACCCATTAATATTGGGTCAATCGTATGAGCAAAGCATATTTGTTCCGTGTTAAGCTGTGATGCCTCTTGAAATAGTTTATCATTGCCATTAATTGGTAGTGCTTCAATCTTCGGAAGTTGCTCTTGTGAATTGGCAAAGAAGGCAACAGCTTTTCCTGCGTTGGCTGCACCTTTTAACCTATCAATGGTCTCTTTAATCATATGCTTTTCTTCTTCGCTTTGTGGACGTTTTGGAAACATCATAGCAAAAGATGGAAATACTGAGTTTTGAATATTCGATTTAGCAAAATACGAAAGCTCGCCACTCAAAAACGCAAAGTTAAGGCAAGAACTGTATTGAGGCAAACTATAAAAATCTTGACCCAAAGATTTAATTTCATAACAATAAAGTTGCTCGTAATCTGAGCAAGAAACGTGATAAGGTTTTATACTTGTAATTTCTATATTTGTAGACCAATCATCACACAAGTAATACATCTCTTTGAATCTAGATATTCTTACCTTTTCAGGCGAAATATTTTCAATCTTAATAAGTTTTTTGTTGTTATCAAAACATAACTTAAAATATATTCTATTATGAACAATAAGTTGTTTTGTAACTGCTTTTACTGTTTGTTTTAATTTCGTTTTTCGCTCAAACATATATAACTCCAATTTCTCAGGAGTAGTTAGCTTGTCAGTTGCCAAAGCAAAACCACCACCAATAACTGCATTTGTTTTATAGTCACAAATTGCTCCGTGCAGTGGACTAGCATAATACATTTGGTTAAGTAGCTCAGGATATAGATTGTCATTTCCAAATCTAACCCACATATTAGTAGAGTATCTACCATTGACATACGGCAAAGTTAAATTTCCTTTACCTACAGGCAAAAACGGAGTGCTAAAAGATTGATAACCCTCAAGCGTTTCCATTGTTTTATTTTCTTTCTTAAAGATATTGTACCAAGCCATAATTTAGTCGTAAATTGAAGTTCCTACAGGCCCACTTACTACCATTCTACCCTCTTCTATCACTACACCTGTTGATTGTGCGATAGTCAAAGGTAAAACGTATGGTGTTGAGCTTTGATAAATTTGATATGTGAATTGCCCTTGTAATAATGTAATATCTACCGGCTCATCTAAGACAAAAAGATTGTACCTTTCAGGCCATAAGCTAGTATCAGCAGTAGTAAATAGCTGAGTGCTAGAAGTAGTATTCATCTCATTAGTAAAAGCAAATAGATAATGAGGGGTGGGTACAGTTGTGACCTCTGTTAAGGTTAAAACTATTTGATTTATTACGCCCTGCTCAATATATATCATAACTATATTATATGATGAAAGACAAATGTTTATAAATAAAAAAAGCCCTACAAAATGCAGGGCTAATTTTAAAAGCTTTAAGAGTATTAAGAAATACCAATAAGAGCTAAGGCAGCAGGTAGCATATTAACCTCATAGGCAAGGTATTCATTTTCCGCAAGCAGCGTAACGGCATATTTTGACCCGTCGGCACGAGCTTGGCCTGAACCTTCAGCAACAGCAGATACTTGTAAGTAAGGGAAATACCAATATTTTCCGTTAGCATCTAAAACTACAGCAGTTAAATATTGTTGACCTGAACCAAGAATCTTAATAGCTCGTGACTTATCTGCCTCACGTCGGTGAAACATTAGAGATATTGTTTGAGTAACAAAAGAAGAACCATTAACTAAGTCAATAGCAGCCTCTTCTGTAAACATAGATGTATTTCTACGAATGTAAAAGTTTTCGAATAATACAGTACCTGCTAAAGTGATAGCAGTAATATCCCAAGCTGCACCTGCAGATGGGTCAGTTGGTGTGATAGATGCGATTTCATCTTGTTGGTTAATCCATATTCCGTAGATTCCACCTGAATTATTATCGCAACTTTTTAAAATCGCCTCGAGGGCTTGACAAGTTGGCATATTTTTTTAGTTTTATATAAAGGGGGTTGCCCCCCTCTATGAATTAATATTAAGAATAATTATGCGTAGAATACGATATCTTTACCATTTACATAGTCAAAGCCAATTTTCATATTCGCACGAGTACGGATATAAGGCTCTGCAACTGTATCAGATAAGTTAACAGCACGTAGGTCGCTTGGGTCGCCTTCACCATCAAAAAGATAAACGAGATTGTCCTTTAGCGTCATTACAAAAGTATTGTTTGACATACCCGGACAAAGTACAATCTTAATTCCAAGGTAAGTTAAAGCCAAATCTTGTGTTATAAAAGCTTGAGTGTTACCTGCAGCAACACCTCGACGATAGATATTAACCAATTGAGTTGGTAAATAGAATCTCAAGTCAGCTGTACGAGATGCGATAGACGCAGGTACTAAAGCGTAAGCAGCATCTAATTTAGTTAGCAACTGAGCAAAGGTAGTAATAGCACCTGTACCACCATTGATAACTGTATCAGTAGGAGCAGTTAAACCTGCAGTCAATTTAACTTCGTAACCATCACACAAAGCAAGTGAAGGAGTTAATGAAGTAGTATCACCTTGCCATCTTAATGTTTCGATTGAACCATTGATAGAGTTAGCCATTTCTGACCAATAAAAAGACATAAAAGATGCAACAGAGAAATCTCCGTTAGAACCTTGTGCCATTTGCAAAGAAACAAACGACTGCTCTAGGTCAAATTGGCAGATTTGCGCCATTGAGCTTAAGGCACATACCGACATTTTTTTAGCTGTTAACTCATCTGCAGGTGCAGTGAAAGCACAAGTAGATGGTTGTAAAATATCTCCAAAAGATACAGTCCCAATCTTAACCTCAAACTTTACACCCGGTAAAGTACGAAAGTTATCAACGATGTCACTTGAACCCAAGTAAGCTTGAGCGTAAAAGCTCTCTGCGTTTGGTGTAAGAGTTGCCCCTGCACCATTTAATAAATCAAATTTTAATTTTCTCATTGTTTGTTGTTTTTTATTTGTTGTTAAATTTATTGAATGAACTTAATCTTTGTTGTACGCTTAACGCTACAGCCTCCTCCATCGCCTCTTCTTCTGTTTCTACTACAAGTGACTCTTCAAGTTGATTTTTTAAGTCAGCTATCATAGCAACAAGGGCATCTACTTGCTCTGTAATTAATGGGCGAACTATTTCTAGTATAGCCTCAGCATCCATCGCAGGGTCAACAGCCATTGTTTCCTCTTCTACTACTTCTTCTTCTTCTACTACAGTGTCAGCTAATGTAGCTTCTACCATTTCCTCTTCTCTAATTTCAGTGATTTCACCATCAACCACAACGTAGATTTTGCCGTCAATTAAGTGTTCACCATCAGGTAATTTATTCATATTATTTAGTTTTAATTGTGTTTCTTCTTTTAACTTCATTCCTAGATAGCCTTCGATTGAAAATCCAACTTGACCATCTGCTACTAAT